CGACGCGGGACTCGTGGGTGATGACACCGAAGCCCCAGATGGCGTACCATGCGAGACCGTGCTCACGACCGAAGTCGATGACACCGCCGTCACGGAGTTCCACTGGGAGCGAGATGGCATGACCGAAGGCGTTGTCACCGATCATGATCGCGCTGTAGGAGTCGGCATCGGGGGCCTGTGCGCCGCTGGTAACCGGATCGAGGTCAGCGGGGATGCTGAGACCCTTCTTGACCTGGGTGGTCTCGATGAACACCACGTCGTAGAGACGACCGATTTCACCAAGCATGAAGTTGCCGGGGGCGGCGTACTTGGTGACTTCGATGAATTCCGGCCAGTCACGGAGCGAACGGCTCTGCGACGGGTGGACGAAGCACACGTAGGTGTCGCCCAGACGCGGGATGTTCTGACCGGCGAGCACTTCGACGGCGTCCTTGATGGAAGCCGGGCTGAGGTAGCCAGGAGCGCTTGCCGAGCCGAGGGTACCGGCATCGTAGGGGCTGATAGCGCCACGGGTGGTGGCGGCGGTACGACCGAACACGACGCTCGGAGCGACAGCGGAGCCACCACCGAAGGGGACGCCGTTGGCGTAGAGGGTGTTGCGGGCCTGGATGTCCATGCTCTGAGCCATGTGACGACCGAGGAGACGCGAGGCCGAGGCCATAACGTCATCGAACGAGGCGTTGAGGAGCAGTTCGGTGACTGCTACTGCCTGACCTTGTTCCTTCACGGTGATCTGAATCTGGCTTGCTGAAAGAGCCACTGGCTCCATGCGGACACCTTCGGTGAGTTCCGCGGCGGAAGTCTCACTGGTCGAGAGGTTGTTGTAACGCATGAAGTTGATGGTCAAACCGGGCATGACGCCAAGTTCGGTCTTCTTTACAGCAAACTGCTCAAACCGAAGTACGGGCATGGCCTGGAAAAGGATTTCCTTGGACCAAATCTGCTGGATTGCGGGTGAGAGGGTGCTGTCAGACGAGTAACCGGTCGTGGTAATGCTTCCGAGACCGGCTCCGGTGATCGCACCTCCTGCGGGGGCGGGAATAGCCATTGTTTATCCTCCGATGGATAGTTGTTGATGGGTTTTAGAACCGGCCTCGGGGAGACCGTGCCTGTAAGAGCCGCTCACGCATCTTCACGTATTGATCCATCGGCATATTGCGGATGTCCTCCGCTGTCATCGTTTGGTATTCCTGCTGGTTTTCCAGTGGCCCAGTGGGGGGAGCCGTTACCGGTGCCCCCCGCAGACGAGTCTGCTGACTCGCCTGCTGGATTGACTCTATAATAGCACTACTTCGATCACGAAGCACGGCAATAGAGTTTTCAATCTCTTCTTCATTATTGCCGGACACCAAATCCCGCAATTCGGGGATAATGGTCTCCTGTTCCTCGTGGAGCCTCCGCTGGCGGAATGACTCCAGAGACTGTAGGTAGCGCTCTTTTTCAAGGAGGGCCTCCTGGGCCTGGCGCTGGGTTTCCAGTTCATTGAACTTGGTGCGCCACTCTTCCTCAACCTGATTGATGCGCTGTGTGAACTCATCCTCTTTCTTGAGGAGAAGGTCTTTGGCTGACAACTCTTCCATCTCACGCTGACGGAGTGCCTCGGCTTCTGCCTTAGCCCGTTCCTCAGCCTGCTTGATGGCCTGTTCGCGCTCTTGGGCCAGGAGAGCCAACTGCTCTTCCATGGTCTTAACACGGGTGTCAGCATCCTCAAGACGCTTGTACAGTTTGTCCTTCTCCTGCTGACGCACCCGCTGGATGTCGTCCTCAGTGAAAAGACGCTGTGTTTCCTGTTTGGTCTCAACCTGTGGGGTTGGATCAATAGGAATCTGAATACCATCTTCGATGGTTTGCTTTGCCATGGGTTTACCTCACTTGGTTTGGCGTGTATTGACTTGTTTTAGGCGACTTCTAATTATTCTTCGTCAGGCACACGGCGCTGGGCGAACCTTGCTCCGTATGCCCGTTGTACAATCTTGTTCATCGTATCTACTTCAGGACCGCCAACGGCGGTACCCGGCAGGACTCCACCAGACTGGTCTTGTCCTGCGTTTGTTACATTAGCACCACCAGCGGACACTACGCTAGCATTGCCATCTGCACCGGGCAGTAGCCCAGTCATCATCATAACGGCTTGCTGGATCTGGGCGCGTAGAAGGTCCAGTGCACCCTGATCAAGCGCATCGTCACGAAGTTCTTCAAAGATCTCACCCATTTTTTCATTGGGGAACTCCTCACCGAGGAGGCGTAGAGCGCCTCGCTTCGACTCCAGACCAATGGCCATCTTAGCCTGTACTTCGTTAAGTTTAATAAGAACATCAACGGGCAGTGGCTCAGGCCAATGTACGGTGGTTTGGTAGGTCAACGGGTCAGCCGGGTCTAGTTGCGTCAACTGATCTGGTTCGGGGACTTCAGCAATCGAGGGGTTGTAGACCAGCATCTCGGGCTGGAATACAGCGGCGGTCTTGATCACCAGTTCATTGACCCGCTCAAGACCCTTAGTGAAGTGAATCCGTTTCATCTGATAGCGGTTCATCAAGGGTTGGTATTGGATAGCCAAAGCCACGCCAGAGGTATTAGAAACTGGCTGGAATTGACCAAGCGCAGTCTCGGGTACTCCTGTGATCTCGTGCATGGCACGCTTCAAGAACGTGATGTATTCCAAGGCACCAGCCATGTTTCCACGGGACTCAAGGTTGAACACCTGAGAGTCCTTGGGCAGACCCGCCCACACCTTCTTGGGGCCACGCTCCAACTGGCTCGCCTTAGCACCCGTAATGATCGTTACGGGGGCGGCATGGTAGTTGATGATGTCTGATACCTCGGTCATCTTCTCATTGAGTTCGCGGTTCAACGGAATGATGTCCCAGATGTCCGATTGGCCCCAGGGTGACGATGAGATCGTCATATTCGGGATGTGTACGACTGGGATCTGCCCAATTGGGTTTGGGTACTGGTCGATCAACTCGTCATTGATGTACTGCTCGATGTTGTCATCGGTCAAGATTTCAGTGAACGTGTAGACCTGTCGGGTTCCCTCAGGGGAAGTTCCCCAGAACCGATATTTCAACTTGAATCGGAGAAGTCGGTCGCGGTCGTGTGGATGGTATTCAGGAAAACAGTGGGCAGGGTTCAACGGAATGATGCGGACACGGCCCTCATGTGGGATGCCGAGAGGATCGACGTATGGTTCCTCATAAGCAACCTTTACAAAGCAATCCCCTGTAACACCGGCTAACTGCCCCATTTCCCACAGCACGTGTTGCTTGTTATTGTGCTGTTCCCAGACCTTATGGAGAAGGTGGGGGATGATCGCACCGTTTTGCTCGGGCACTTTCCACTGAACACCCTTACCAAAGGAGAAGTTAGTGATGTAGTCCGACATTGTTCGGACGTAGTTCAGGGTCACATTGTTTTCGCCCATTTCACGGCGGTATGACCAATGATGGCCCAAATACCAAGCCCAGCAAGCGCTGTAACGGTTAAGGCGGGGGCCGTGTACCTCAAACTCCTCGTCAGCCAACTCGACGAGACCAAGGGGGGAAATGGCGACGGTCAGGTCGCTTGACGACGCACGGTAACTTGGTGACCAGAAATCAATAGGCATTCAGACACCCTACGTGTAGATGAATTACTTCTTTATATTAGCAGGAACTGGTATTACTGTGAGCGATTCTACCCATTTGTCCGGGATGTGGACAGGGTTGCTCAGTGTGAGATCGTCGTCATCGTAGAGATATGTCGACACAACAGTGATATACCCCGGCATGAAGTTTGGGATTAACCAGCCAGTAGTAACCGGTTTAGCCGCTTCGGGCTTGTAGTCCTTGGGGTCGAACCAACCATTCGGGCCATCAAAGGCGTCAACCCATTTAACGATTACTAAGTCAAATGAATTTTGTGCACGCTTTTGTCGAGCCATTCGCCAATAATACGTCATTTGGCGGTGTATTCGTTGCCCCTCCAGATGGCCCGACCGTTTCGTATTTGTACGATCTCCTTCGACCAGGACCCGTCTGGCATGACGGTGACAATACCGACCCCTTGTTGCCAGTTCTCCCAGCGCTTCACAGGACGCCCTGTAATCGTGGTTCCGCCCTTGGTGGATGGGATACTGCCGTCTACGCGGGAAAGGCACCCAGGGGACCATGCGTTGACCACGACCGGCTCCCCGTCAACCTCAAAGGTCTCGTAGTGGTCTTGTATACGGTGTATATGACCCTGGACCATCGACTGGCGTTCGTTCTTGGCGACTGCCGAAACAGTAAGCCGCTCTCCGTGTACGGCGTACAGCGGTGTCTGATGGTCGCCACCCTGCGCCAGTTTGATACGACCAGCAGGATAACCGTCGTGATACTTCACCCCTAGGTCGTCCAGACGGAGAAGCGACTGAAGCGACAGCACCGGCCATTCCTCGGGGGCATTGGCCCGACGCAAACGGAGAGCCGCCATGGCGTTCTTAGTGATGGCTATAGGTAGACGGTTATCGTGGTTACCTTCCATCATATGGACATCACACCCGATAGGGGCTTCAGCCTTCTGATCCGCTAAGTACTGATGCGTTCGGTCAATCGTTGGCTGTGTGGTCATCACGAACTCGGGGCTGACCAAGAACTTCGATGACCATTCCGGGAAGTCACAGGTATCACCCAGGTTGACAATTGTGTTCGGTTTGCTGTCACGAATCAATTGAAGCGCGACGTTGATGGCGACCTCATCATGGAATGGATCAAGTTGACCATCTTCGTATTTGCGGTAACCGATCTGAGGATCAGGCGCAATAAAGATGATTTGCTCCGCCCTTTTGGGGTCAGGTTTAACCGTCGGTTTAACAATGGTGGGCTTACATGGTTGGACAACCGGCCACTGCGGCCCTGTTTCCCAGGAAGGAGAAAACGCAATCGCAGTAAGGTCGTGGACCTCTGCCTCACCATCTTCATTTTTAGTGATGGTCTGGTACAGCGATACTTTCTGGATATTCCCGATGTCTTCGACATTGATGTCGTGTCGTTCAAGAAGTTCCGCTAGACGACCCAATTTCTTACGTGGGTCGTCGTGGTTGTCGATTTCCTTGGACAAGTTACTCACAGTTGCAACCACCTTTTATGTGGCGCGTGATAGTGCTCGCACTGATGTTGTAACCGTTCTTGCGTAGAACGCCAGCGAGCCACGATGATGAGTAAACCTTGGCACGTCCAAGGCCCCTATCCTCTTTGATCTTGGTTATAGCGTTCTCCAACGAGGTACGTTCAGCACCTTCCAGAGAGTTAACTAACCTAGTTAGACCACATGAGGTCTTTGTGGCATCAGGACCACGCCCAGACAGATCCGACACAAGGCCGTTGTTCGACATGTGATACTCCTATAGGTGGGAGGATTTACGCCGCAGTTGCGCTCCGACCATTATAGGTGTTCTTGCGTGCGTTGGCAAGTGTATTCAATGACTGGATTATTTTGAATAGTTGACGCTCCTCGTCGACTCCACGTGGGGCGATACGAGAAAGAAAATGCAGGGCAATCTGTGCCTCTGATGGTGACATCGTGTCCTCCTGATGATTGACGGAACACGACTTTATCAGAGGCGTCAAGTACCTCGATACACCTCAGCGCGCTGGTTTACGAGTTCTGCGAAGGAACGCAAGTGATTCCTTGACATACTGCCCAGCGCCCTTTTCCTTCGGTATTTTATCCTTAAATCTTTTATTGGATGAGATAATGTCCGCTTCAACTTCAATGGATTCTTGCAATCCTGGGGTAATCCGAACACGTTGACGACCGGTTTCAGAAACCCCGAGATTCTCAACCCGCGGTTCATGGCCCAACGGCCCGTGGTATTGATCCTTCTGTAGGTAATGCGGGATATTGATGTCGCCCAAATAGCCCTTATGGCCAAGGTTGCCGATTGCTTCTTGCCTACCTTGTACTCCTATATGCATAGCCGCCCGCATACCTTCTTTGGTGCGTGGGAGAATTACAGAAGCATCTTGTTGAACCACGTTTGTTTCTGGGTCTACCCAACCACCTTGCGCCATCGAAGCACCTTTAGCACCAAGGATGTGAAGGCGGGTGTCATTAAACTCTCGCATCTGCCAGCCAATGCTCTTGGTTGAATCCATGGGAACTTCAGCACCACGTCCCTCTTCTGGGGCAAACGCAACAGCCAGCGAATTACGAGCAGGCTTACCTACCCCAGGTCCTGTGGTGCGAATTGAGAAGCCTTCACCGGGTTTTGGAAGGTTACGGTTAATCTCGCCCATGGGACCGTATAGGGGAGCGCCAGCCGTGAGTTCACCACGAGCACGAACCTTACGGTACTTACGACTATACGGTCTTTCAGCCATGGTCAACTCCTAGAATAGTTTAAGTTGGTCGTTTTGTTGTTTACTAGCAATTTTAGCATTGGCTTTTTCTTCTTTTGCTGATTGCCTATCGGCCTTGGATTTTGCCCCCTGGGCCTTATTGAATTCGGGGTCTCCACCTGCTTGGCGACGTGCCTCAGTCCATACAGTTTCCTGAATTACAGATGAGGGAAGATGTATATTCTGACCAAACTGATCGAAGGAAATGGCTCCGATCCGCTCTTCACTTAACTGACGGATAGCCTCATTATGCTGGGCCGATACAAGTGCCGGGGCATCCACATTTGCTGGGGTCTTACCAGCACCAAGGCGGCGCTTACCATAAGCGGCTGGATCAAGAGGAAACATCTTGTCAACTAGGCGCTTGGCTGGTGAGTACGGGCGGCCAGTATCTGGGCGTTTAGCCTTGAGAGGTTGCCCAGACCCAGCCGCCACCATCCAGGTATCAATCGCAGTTGGGGCGTCTGACCGCAGGGCATGTGGACGGGGTCCTTCATGCCCCTGGCTGAACATGAGCATTCCTTGATCTTTACTTACTTTACCTTCAACAACATCACGATAATGTGCCGAAATATTACGGTAATCCTGTTCTATTGCGGAGTTAGGATCGGATTGGGCAAACATTTCTCCGTATGCGGCAGTCTTAGGGGTTGTTTTGCCAAAGGACTCAAGAGGAGTTGTTTCGTTACGAGCAATTCTTAAGGCTTCAGTTACATTAGAACTGTGCGCGCGCCCGGCTTTAATAAGGGCCTCTGAGGCTGACGGGGAACTTACTTCTGGTTTTGGAGCCTCAGGACGAATCTTGGCGTTAGGGCGTTCCTCATAGGCATTCCAAGAACTAGCATGTGCCGCAAGACGGCCAAGATCTGCTGACTGAATATCTTTGATGCGTCGACCATTAATGGTCTGCTCGCTCTCTGATGAGACCAGGCGAGAAACACCACCAAGACTTGCGATCTCATCCTTAGGTTTCTTACCTGGCGATAACCGAGCACTCATTGCTGTTATCTGGCGATTGGAAAGGTTAGCGTTTTTGTCAACTTCGCTTTCTTGAAAGCGTCTAGCATCAAAATAAAAACCAGTACCAGGAATAGCCGTGTTGTCGTCAATACCGCGTTGGACAGCAGACCCAAGAAGGGATTCGTAGTTTCCCTTTATAGTTTCAATAGTAGTTGGCTTATTCTTAACGCCTTTGTCCTTCATCATCAATTCAGCAGTCCCGAGGTTGATCCCCGCGCGATGGCGAACTCCAGGGGCGCTTTCAGGTTTATCTACGATTTTACGAAGACGTTGTGCTGTGAATGGGAGGCCAGAGCGGGCATTACCTCCTCGTACCTTCCCCATAGTTTTATCGATTTTGGCTGTCTGTCCCTGAAGTTCAGGACCACGCCAAGAAACGTAGTTTTCTAAGAAGGTACCGGCGTACTCCGGGCTACCGGTGGCTACCGGCTTATTATCTTTCGCTTTGCGCTTAGCCATCACTTATCTCCCCGACATGCGCGAACCGAATCATAAAAACTACAACGCCGACATCTCGTACAGCCACACCCGGATGAGTACACAGGCGCAATCGGAAGGTCATCGGACGACGTTAAAGCAGAGGGTGAGGCAACCTCTGTTACCCCACCCTCCGCACCAGTGGCGACACCTGACCCAGCGTCAGGCCCCATTATCAGCCGCTAATGCGAGCGGCGGCTGGGCGATTTGCGTGTGCGCCCGAGTTGTATGCGTACTCAAACGTAGGCATACCGTCGCCTGACATGGAACCCTGAACAAAGTCACCGAGCATGGCCGGAGCCTCGATCCATGAGGCCGAACCGACATGGGCGCGCTCCTGCATGGTCTGCTCTGGGTACTTGTAGAACATCTCCGGGTTGTTGTGATTCATGCGGCGACCCGATGGAGCGGTGTCAGCGTACGCACCCTGGCCGAAATCGTTCGGCACGTCGGTGTCGTTGGCTACGCCCTCCATGAAGCGCTTGGGACCACGGTTCATCGGGATGCTCGGAGCCATCGAACGCTCAAAGACGTTCGGTGACTTCTCGGGGAACATCGGATTGGGAGCAACATTCATAAAGTAATCCTCCTAAAGGAGTTGCTGATAGATACAGATTATCACTTTTTGTGCGCCCATTCTTACGACCCTAACTATAAAAGGGGTTCTCCGAAATAGTGACCATTGGCATTGTATCCTGAACTGACATAGCGCATGCTATGGCCAGACTGTCTGGGTAGTCGTCAAAGGCCCCACGTTCCTCGGGGGCGGCGGCTAGAAGATAAGGTCCTCTGTACACTTTCTCAAGATCTGACATCTGTTGGTTGAAACGCTTCCAGGGCCTGGTACGACGCGCTTTAGAATGTCCAGGAACAATAAGTTGATCTCGCTGGATCAGTTCGGTGAGGTGAACCCACCGTTCGTTCTGGGCCTTGGCGTCGGAGGACACTGGTAATACTTCGATATGGGGTAAAAGAATCTGAAGGCGCTCGGCAACAGCACCACCGACGCCCTGAGAGTCGACTCCAACACGGAGTACATCGTAATTCCTCAAGAAGTCGACAATCTCAAAGTACTGTTGCTCCCACTCCTGGTTATTGATCTCCAACCAGTTGAGAACACGGTGTTCATAAAAACCAAATCCGTCTGGGTGATCCCAGTCAATCCAGACGGCGGTTGCCACTGTGGAGTCATTAGAGCGGGCTACGTCAATACCCACGACGATGGGCGTACGCCACCACTGCTTGACAATCCCCATAGACTGGTCGTACATCCGCTCCAGACGCTCTTCGGTAACGAACATACCTTTTTCCAGAATCCACTTATTACAGTAAGACATCTGGAATTCGTCTGAATCTTCACCAATCCGAACCTTCTCTTTGGCGATGAACTTGGCGTAATTTGGATTGTACTTTGCCGCAGTCTTCCAGTCGTATTCAAAGTGGCATGGGCGATGACCACGCTTATGGTTGACATCTCGGCGTTTGTTGTACTGGATCATCTTGTAGAAGTACGATTTGTTCCTGGTCGCCGTACCGGTCAGGGCAATCGATCCGTTGTTGAACGCCAACATTGGCTTGATCGACTTAGTGATCATGAACTCGTCGGCTTCCTGAGCCTCGTCCACGAGCACGAAGTGATAGGTCTTTGATTCGATCTTGGCCTTCGGGTTACAGGTCTGCATACGGCAGAGAGACCCCGAGTGCTTTAACGTGATGATGCGACCCTTACCACGAGATCCGCCTGACGTGGCCTTGTCATCGATCTCAGGGTCCAGCAAGAAATCCATAGCGTGGTCGCTGGTCAACTTGGTGACGATTCGACTGAACACGGTATCGGCCTGGTCTTCGACTGGGGCAAATACCCCGCACCAAAATCCCTTCTCAAACTTGCCCAACCATGTCGGGTAGACCTTGGACAACTTGGGCAGGATGACCATCATCGCCGCCAGGACGTTGGAAAGGACCTCGGACTTGCCGGACTGACGGGTGGCCACCAGGGTCAGTTCCTCACCATCGCCCAGGACGATGGACTCGATCAGCCGATAAGCAATCGGGATCTGATACGGGAAAAGGGTGACATCACAGAACTCCTCCGTGAAAAGGATCAGTTTCTTGACGAGGGCATCGACGAACTCCGCAGAAGTCTCATCAAGTTCTTCTACTGGGCTTTCGTCAAGTTCATTATCGTCAAGGATGTCAGACACGTTCCTGCTTTCGGGACTGTACGACATACAGTATCTCATTCAGGACTTCTAGGTGCTGTTCGACCTCTTCGACTGGACCCTCGTGGTAACGCCACTGATCAAAGGATGCCCCTAAGCCCATGATGGTGTTGTCAAACCATGACAAAAGCGTTGAGGTGTCCGCTCGTTCGATCCGCGTACGCGGCACTAACTTCTCTGACTCTTCGTGACGCCTGAACAACTTCATGCCCAGTCTCCAATTTCTCCCGGTTTGAGATCCATGAGTCGGCCCTGTACGGCCATGAGCAACCCTTCTTGTTCCCCTACAACTGGTGTTTTCTTGGCAACACCAAACTGTAGTGAGTACCGACCAGTACGAATATGAACACCCCGCCCCACCTTCCAGGGAGGGCTGGTTTGGCGCATGAACCCCAATCCGAGGATCTTGTCACCTTTCTTTGCGTTATCTCGTAGTATCCAATATAGAGGCCCAATATAGTAAAGACGATTCAAATCTGCACTCCATCTACACCATCATTTGCCCACCCATGGCCGTACTGCTCTAGGTACTTGACGGACTTGCCCTTGGACGCCGAGTTTCTGAAGTTTCTGTATTCAGAAAGAGGGATCGGTGTATAGATGCCGTAACGCCACAATGAGTTGTTTTTAATAAAACGAACGTAGATCT